ACTCATCTTCTCCTGTGTCAAATGGGTTATCAATCTCAGTCATTCTACCTGTCTTTCTGTCATAGAATAGATGGGTAGCTATGCCTGTCTCTCCGGTGTATCTGTTTTTCAAGATACGTACTGTCGTAGTATTGGAAAGTATCTCATCATCTTCTTGTTGATTTCTTTCCAAGGCTATAACTCCATCACTTAGATGGGCTATACTGGCTGATCCTCTGAGGTGAGACAATGATACTTCCTTCCCCTCCTCATGTCCACGATCACCAGAGGGTCTACGTAGATGGGACACTAAGAGTAGCCCTATCCCTGTCTGTTCCACCAATGATCTTAGCTTGGTCATTAACATGTCTATTGATTTCCTCTCATCTCCAAATGATTCTTCCTGTCCACTCACCAATATGCTAAGATGATCCAAGACAACCCACTTACTGATCTTAGCTTGGTCATTAACATGTCTATTGATTTCCTCTCATCTCCAAATGATTCTTCCTGTCCACTCACCAGTATGCTAAGATGATCCAAGACAACCCACTTACATCCCAAAGCCTGTGCCATAAACCTGACCCTACTCAGGATTTCATCATTACCTATACTACCAAAGTGATCGAAGGCAAAGAACCTGCCAGAGTTAATGGTACTCTCTTGCCATTGCTCCAATTCTTCCCTAGTGAAACCTTCTCGTACCTCTTTAATATACAGTCTGGAAGAAGCCTCCACACTCATGATATTCCATGCCGTATTTTTGACACTTTCTTCCAGAGCCAGTATGCCTATATTGTCTTCCGTATTTTTCAAGAGATGGTGCATTAACTCTCTCATGATAGAGGACTTGCCCATGCCAGCACCAGAGGTAAAGGTAAGCAACTCCCCTGTCCTCATGCCATAGGTCTTCTCATTCATCTTAGGCCAAGGGTATAGACAAGTCTCACAATACTCCTCATCATACAAGCTATTGCCAATATCTTTAAGGTTAATTATACCAGCAGGAGTGTAGGGTTGTGCATTCCACCATGCTTGAGTGAAGGCTGTATTTCCCCCCATCTTTAGATACTCATTGGCATCCTTGTGTTCAAGGTGTACAATCTTACATTTATTAGGGGCAAACAACTGAGCCACTTCCTCTGTAGCTTTACGTCCAGCCTTGTCCATATCAAAGCACAAGACTACTGTATCATAACTATCCAGATAAGAGAATGCTTTCTTACAATCCCGTAATGCTCCTGCTGATCCTGTCTTAATAGAAACACAAGGCCACTTTGAACCCATCATTTGATAAGCAGACATGGCATCAACTTCCCCCTCACACACAGTAATATACTTACCTTTAGGGGAAAATATATTCTGACCAAAGAGAACAGCATTGCTTATGTCACCCTCTGACCATATCTTCTTATCTTTAGTTTGCCTTACCTTGGTAGCTATCTGGTTACCTAGTTCATCAAAGTATCCGTACAGGTGGTGGGTTACCATACTACCATCACTTTTAATCTTTGTATTATATTTCTTGGCAGTGTCCATAGAAATTTTACGATCACTTAACTCACCCCAATTTCCAGTTGTAGACATAGGCTTTACCTCTTGCTTTGGCATGGATAAAATGTTGTCACCAAACCTAGTTTCACAAGCAAAACAATAAGAATATCCTGCTGCATGATTTACATTGGCATCACTGGAGCCACACTTAGGACATGATCCACGGTCTAACCATTTCTGTTCTTGCATCACACCCCCGGTCCCGGCCATGTGCCATCTAAAATTTCTGTCATTCGTTCACTCCTTTTATCTTCCCTTTCTAAAGGATAAGCACTTACTAAACACTTCCATGATATCGGAAACAAATTAGCCATATAGTATGCAATGCTCTCTGCTATCCATCTGGTTTCTGTTTGTGCATCTTCCATCAATCTAAGGTTACACACTCTGGCAAAAGCATAGAGACTACCAGACCAGTACCATTGTGTCAACATGGATTGTGGAAGTATAGCCCTTGCTTGTTCTGGGCAGACACCAGCCTTTATCATTTCTTTATATGTATGTTCACAAAGTTCAATAGCCTTTCTATATTTCTCATTGATCCATTGACTACCATAGACTTCATGATCTGTTGATCCCTGCTTCTTATTCTTTGCCCGTTCTCTCCACGACAGAGGATACCAGAATTCAGGGTCTTTGTCAACATATCTTCTACTGACTTCATTCCAAGCCAACCCAACCTGATGCTTTATCAACTGTCTAGCTACAAATATGGGAGCATTTATCTTGAAGGTAACATAGCAATGAGAGAAGGGTGACCAATGCCCATGATCTGAAAGGTACTTAATCAACCTTTGATCTGATGGGTCTAATTCATACTCTGTCTTTCCCTCTACCATGTCTTGATTAAAAGAAACTCTGGCAGAATCTACAACAGTCTGATCATTACCCATACTATTAATATAAATTACGTTTGTTTCTTTCATCTTATTAATCCTGCAAAAAACTCCTTGGAAAAGACCATCGTTTTATAATAGCACACTTGGGTATGGTAATCAATCCTCCATACTGTGCTTCTGTTGATATGTCATAATTATTAATTGATCCTGCCAATGTAATGTAGATACTATCTTCATTCACCAACATGCCACATGATTTAATTCTCATGGGTTTTAATTCTCTGACTTCCTGTTCAGATTTCCAATCTGCATCCACATACTCAGCAGAATCAATCCACTCCAGACATATAACTGTTTCATTCATCTGCATCTGCCCATGTTTCTTTTATAAAATTATCTACAAAGGCTTCTTTATCTGACATGATATCATCCACCTCTCTCTTGGCTAATCGTTTAGATTCTTTCACATCATAGCCTTCAGCCTTGTATTGTCGAGTGATGGAACGAAACAATCTTTGTCGTTCTCTTTGTAACATTGTATTAGTCATTGGTATGCATCTTATTCTGTGTATGAAGTTCAAGTTCTCCCTGTACTTCAGCCAACTCTGCTTGTATTCGTTCAAAGATATATTCTTTATCTTTCCCATGTTTCTCCAGCCATGATCCTCTGGACATAATGGTAGCATCCTCTTCCATATCCATGAGCCATGATTTAATTTTACTCATTGCTCTCCACTCCTTTATCGTTATTCTTTTCATTTGAATTAATTCCCATTGGGAAGCCCTTAATGATTTCTTTGTAATTTCTCTAATGTATTCTCCATTTACCTTATCATAAATAGCTTCTTTGTCAAGCCCATATTTTTCCAAGAAAGCCTGTCGTCCAATCAACAAGGCATCCTCATCCATCAATTCATCAAAGAGATAGGCTCTGTTTGCCATGTCATTCCCTGTTACTGGGATCTTCCATTAAAGCCCAACCACTCATACCACTTCCAAAACTTTCCTCTGGACTTATCTTTCTTCTGAGAGAATATATTTCTTCCTGTAATGCTTTTATTCTTTTGTGAGACAGGTTCAATTGTCCCTGTAACTCCTTCACATTTCGTCTTAGTTCCTTCTCTATGTCCATCAGATGTTCCTTTCATTTGATCATATATATCATAGGCTTCTTGAAAAGTCAAGAAGGTTGTGGATTTTTCTCCCACAGAATCAATGATGTGCCAACCACCTGCCCATCGTTCAATCTTCAATTTCTTCACGGGGTTGCCCCTCATACCAAGCATGGAAGCAGGGGTCTGACATCTTTGGTTTATGATTCCATACCCCTGTTGCTACCCACTTGTATCTAGGCCATGTTGCTGTGTGCCCTATTCCATTTGGTTTATGTGAGTCCATTAGTTCCCAACGTACCCACTTCCCATCTAACTTACGTTTCTTTATTTCTATTCGTGACATTATTAGTGTACCCTCATTAATCCAAGATAAACATCTTCCATAAACATTTTAGGTGGAAACGAATGTTCTTTACAAATCAATTCCATATACCTCCAAGCTGAATCCTCATCAATAAAAGTTTTAGCAGACCCGTCATCATCCATTAACACATCAGGCAATGGATAATCTTTATGCTCTGGATCTGTTCTGACAATG